ATATGCGATATGATGGAGAAACTAGAATATGGACCATGCCTTACGTCGATATTGTGATCTATTACATAACATTGATTGCTGTGAGATACGATTTTAAAATTTATTGTTCTGAAATTATTAAAGACTTCGAAGAAATACAAAAAGAAAAACAAAATCATAAATTATGCAGGGCTAAGATAGAAAATGATTCAGTACGTTTGGTTAATGCTGTAGAATCATTACAAGAATATTGGAATGAACACGTTGCACCGTTGCCTTACATACAACAAGTAGATCAATTAAAAAATTTTGAAATTCCTTTTAATAGAAGACCTGTTACATCGTTGAGTGAGTCTATAGCGTTTGCTTCTAAACGTGATTTGTTTATACCTCGAGGACAGTTTACTAAGAGTGATTTTTTACAAGCAATGCAAGAACTGAACACGTTCCCTGCTATTTGTATGATTTACGGTAATGTGGAAACCGATGAGGATTTAAAAGAATTTAGAGAATGGTTGGAAGCAATCAAACAAGTGGGCATCACAGAACAAGAATTATGTTTTGGTTTTGAAAAAGATGTAAAAGTATGGAATTATAGAGAAGATGGTGATGATTTAATTAGATTGAATAGCAACAATCGGCAATGTGACAAAAATACCAAAATAATATTTGTGAGAAATAGGATACCAAGATCATTAATAATGTCAAAAATTCAGGCTCGTTCTGCCTTTATGATGCAGGGAGGTGCATATTGGTCGGGTGGTTCTACCTCTTTAACTATTTTAGTTGATAATCTTCCCAAAAGACTGTATTATATGAATGAATGTCCACAAAGTTTTAAAGGTGAAAAAATAACAAATGAGTTCTTGCAAATTGGTAATAAAAGATGAAGTTAATGTTAAGTTTGAAAATTTATCACTCGAACACAGAAAAAAACTAAGCAATAAGTTTAAATTTGAAATACCTTATGCACGACATCTACCAGCAGTAAAATTAGGGAGATGGGACGGTAAGATTAGTTTCTTTGGTCTGGGCGGCAATACATATCTATCATTGGTTGAACAGATACTTCCTATATTAGAAGAAGCAGGAGTATACGTTGAAGTCGAAGATCGAAGAGAAAAACATAATTTCGAGTTTAATCTAATCGATAAAAATTTTCTATCAGATATACGATGGCCAAAGAATCATCCATGTGCCGGACAACCGATTGTCCTAAGAGATTATCAAGTAGAAGTAATTAATAAATTTTTAGAAAATCCTCAAAGCATACAAGAAATTGCCACAGGTGCCGGTAAAACTATAATCACCGCGTCTCTGTGCAAACTAGTCGAGAATTACGGCAGGACATTAACTATTGTTCCAAACAAAAGTCTTGTAACACAAACAGAAGATGATTTTATTGCTTGTAATCTTGATGTAGGAGTATACTACGGTGATCGAAAAGAATTAGGAAGACAGAACACAATTGCAACTTGGCAATCATTAAATATCTTAGAAAAGAAAAGTAAAGATGAAGAAACAACAGATTTTTTAGAAGCCATACAGAATATCAATACTGTAATCATCGACGAGGTACATATGGCCAAAGCAGATGTTCTAAAAAGATTATTAACTGGACCATTTGCAAAATGCGGCATACGTTGGGGACTAACAGGTACAGTGCCCAAAGCAGATTTTGAATTTTATGGATTAAAATGTGCTATTGGTGAAGTGACTCATAGAATACCTGCTAAAGAATTACAAGATAAAGGTGTTTTGGCACAATGCAATGTAAATGTGCTACAAACACAAGATCATCCCGAATTCAAAAACTATCAAGAAGAATTAAAATGGCTCACAACAGATTCCACAAGAATGGGATGGATAGCAGATACAATTAAAGATATTGCAACGTCAGGTAATACACTTATTCTTGTAGATAGAATATCGGCAGGTGAAATACTAGAAAAGAAAATAAAAAATTCAGTATTCATTTCAGGATCAACCAAAAACTTAGACAGAAAGGAACACTATGATGAAGTCTCTACTGCTCAAAATAAAGTTATTATTGCCACATATGGAGTTGCCGCTGTGGGCATTAATATCCCTCGTATTTTTAATCTTGTCCTCATAGAACCAGGCAAGTCGTTTGTTCGAGTGATACAGAGCATAGGCAGAGGCATACGTAAAGCCGAAGACAAAGAATCTGTACAGATATGGGATATTACCAGCTCTTGTAAGTTTGCAAAAAGACATCTTGGACAAAGAAAAAAGTTTTACAAAGAGGCTAATTACCCGTATAATATAGAGAAAATAGATTATGAAAATCCTTACACTAGATAATAAAACATATACCTTAGAAAAAATACCCGAGTATGTAGATGACTCACTGCGTTTTGCAGTGCTAGATAACTCCAATCCGTCAGATCCAGATTATTTTTTTGTTCCTTTGATATTTCTAGAAAGTTTTTCAGCACCCGCGGCGGTGTTACAAATAGGAAAATATAAAGTAACGATGCCATTAGATTGGAAAGTGATCATAGGTGATCCCGAAGAAGGAGAATTGTTTGTTATATCAATAACTAGTCTCAACGATCGTGGATTCAGTGCATTTCTATATAATCCACTAACAGGTTCCAAACCAGACTTTGCAGAAATCGATATTATAGATATCTACCAAGAAGTTAAATGGTATTTCCCAAAAATGAAATCGGGACAATTATTGGCTGTACCTCTTACAAACGGTAATAATCCAGAGTGTGCATATTTTGTTAAAGATATTTCGAGACAATCAGAGAGTATAGATTATGGTTCTGTATGGTAAAAGATAGATAATGTGCAATGAAAAAAAACATAGTTAAAATAAAAAAACCAGTGATGGACATCGACGGAACACAGGTTCTTATGGATAGACATTGGTATGAGCATATTAGAAAACATTTAGACGAGATATCATTAGAGTTACCGATTAAAGAAATATATGACTCTGAAAAAGATTTGCTCGTCGAATTTAAAAATGCTAAAATAGCCACTGTGTTTAGATTGAAATATGGCGAAAGACTCGAATAGAAAATTTTTTGAACTTAGGAATGGTATGAAAGCCATAGACTTTCGTAATAAAGATTATTACGATCGTATAGATGAAAAAGAACAATCATTATACTCACCGTATATGATTATGCGTTATGCTTCTGCGGTTTCTGGCGATAGATTCTATCAAGAACATTATGTTGAAATGATCAACGAATGCGTTAACAAACATCTATGGGAATTAAGCAGTAAACATAAAAAGTTGTGTTGGATTTTAACTGCTATGTGTGGATCACTCAAACAACAATTTCATCCATGGGTCAAACCTATGAAGAAAGTAGCAAATAAGTCATTGCAAAAATTAATGGACATCTATCCTAATTTAAAAATGTCAGATTTAGAAACACTGGATAAGGTTATAACTGATGCAGAATTAGAACAATTAATAGAGGACCATGGACAACAATCTTAATACTTGTACCTATTGTAATAAAAGTTTTTCTAAAGAAAGAACTCTACAAGTACACATATGTGAACCTAAAAGAAGGCACCTACAAAAAAATGAAAAATGGGTACAAAATGGCTTTCTAGTTTTTCAAAGGTTTTATCAAATACATCAAAACAACAGAAAACCTAAAACATATGATGATTTTTGTAAAAGTGCATACTATAATGCCTTTGTTAAATTTGGTCGATATTTGATGTACATCAATCCCTTATATCCGGAAAAATACATCGATTATGTTGTAAAATCTAAAATCAAATTAGATCATTGGGCTAGAGATGACCTATATGAAACATATCTTATAGACACTCTAAAAACAGAACCAGTCGAGGCGGCGTTACAAAGATCCATACAGACCATGATGGACTGGGCAGAACAACAAAATGTACAGTGGTCGGATTATTTCCGATTAGTGAACACACCTAGAGCGGTGCAACACATCCAAACAGGAAAAATTTCACCATGGTTAGTGTTAGGATGTCCGGCGGGTAAAAAGATGCTAAAATCTTTCACAGACGAACAATTACAAATGGTACATAGATTTATCAATCCAGAGTACTGGGCAAACAAATTTAAGACGTTCCCAGCGGATTCAATTTTTGTACAAGAAACCGCCAAGGAGGCGAAGATACAATAATGCCAGATGTAGATATAGACTTTGCAGATAGACGGCAGGCTTTAAAATTATTCAAACACACACCTGCATCTATAATCAAAGATGGAGAAATTGAAAAACACAAAACTGGAGTTTACTTTCACGAAACACCAGTAGATCCAATGTCTGGGTCTTGTAGTTTTGATTATAAACGAGCAGAGGAGCGTGGATATTTTAAAATAGATTTATTAAACGTAAATCTATACGAAGGTATAAAAACAGAACAAGAGTTAGTAGAATTAATGTTAGAAGAACCAGACTGGGATATGTTGAAAGACAAAACTGTTGTGGATCAACTGTTTCATCTTAATGGACACTATGACATTGTTTCAAAACTAGAACCAAAAAATATAGAACAACTTGCGGCAGTGTTAGCGATTATACGTCCAGCCAAACGAGGATTAATGTATAAAGATTGGCAAAATATATTAAAAGAAGTT